GAACCATGTGGATCACTATGAGCAGGGGGATGAGGTCACAGCCTTCAACCACAAGAGCAGGGGCGGCACGAATGTGCAGCCTGTGTTTGACTATGTGCGAGAGCATGACCTTGAAGTGGATCACATGATCTACCTGACCGACCTTGAGGTGTGGGACTTCCCCAAGACGGTGGACTTCCCGCTGCTGTGGGTATCGTCAGACCCCATCGCCAAGGCCCCTATCGGGGACACCGTGACCATCAAGATCAAGTGAGCAAGGCTGTCGCCCACGGGCGGCAGTCAAACAAAAGTGCAACAGAACTTTTCGGAGAACAACGATGCCCATCTATACCGTCCGCTTTCAAGAGACCATCAGCTACTCACTGCAAGTCACTGCTGACACCCCAGAGGAGGCCGCAAACTTTGTCAGCGGCGAGATCAGGGACGTTGGCATTGAGGCTATGAATGCATGGCAGGACAACTCAGATGTTGAGGTCTGGGATGTGGAGCCGCACCCCCAGCCCAGCGACAGGCCCATCCCCTACCACCCCCAGTATGGACTGCCTGACAGCGTCAGGTCTGAGGTGCTGACACTGGCACGAGAGAGCAATGTCAGGCTGGCCGCTGCATTCTACAAGGTGGCTGAGTCCACGATTTACAAATGGAGAAAGGACTTGGGGATATGATCACCACCACCAACATCCACGGCGTCAGTGATATATACATTCTCAGGTACACCCATGAGATAGGGGCCATGACTTTCCTCTTTGAGTGTGGCGATGGTCAAGCGCATACAACAGCCTTTGGCATCGATCCAAAAGATGCCCTCAGGATCATGTCTGTGATGGGGAATGAACAGACCCGCATCTACATCAATGACAAGTTGATAAAGCTTGATGAGTACATTGAAGAACTCAAGGTTTTAGAGGTTTTAGACAAAATGGGGGAAGGCGATGCGACCTAAGGGGATCAGCATAGACAGGTACAAGGAACTCGCAGAGCAGGGGCATACAGCCCCTGAAACTGCAAGGATACTGGGTGTGACCAAGCCAACGGTGCAGGGCATGGCAAGGCGGTACGGCATGGCCTTTGCCAAGGGCAAGGCTGGCCGACCCAAGCAGGAGGTGAAGAGTGACTGATGTCGTATGCCCAAAGCCGCACTGCAAGCAGAAGTGCCTACCAGTATCGCACAAGGGCGTGGTGTATCAGTGCGTCAAGGCGATGCATGAAAACACGGGCATATCCACCCATGCGATATACCAAGCCCTGTCAAGGTGGGGGTCCACTGATCAGTGTGGCGAGCCACGGGGTGGGCGCATGGGCAACGTAAAGCCCGTCACTATCGGCAAGCACTCTTGGCCTTCCGTGTCAGCAATGGCACGGGAGATTGGCATTGAGCGGTCCACCGCCGCCAAACAACTGAAACGTGATCCCGAAAAAGTGCTGGCTGCGGTCATGCAATGGGAAAGAGAAAGGGAGACAAGAGAGTGATCATCACAACAGCAGCAGCAACTTGTCTTGCGCTTAATATCTACTGGGAGGCGCGGGGCGAGGAGCCTGACGCACAATACATGATTGCGGAAGTTGTCATGGAGCGGGCCTACACGCATGGATATCCAAAGGACATCTGCGATATTGTTTGGGAAAGGGGGCAGTTTAGCTGGACCCACGATGGCAAGAGCGACAAGCCCAAGGACATTCCCGCGTGGCTTCAGGCGCAACTTGTTGCCAACACGGTGTTGCTTTACGGGTCGGAATTTAACACGGGGGCCACCCACTATGCGACCCGTGACAGCCACCCCTACTGGGCTAAGGATATGCAGATCGTGGGGATGTACGGAAACCATGTTTTTTATCGGGGGAAAGATGAATGACTAACAATGATAAAGACTTGATTGAGGCTCTGCGCTTGCAAGGCTGGAATGATGCCGCCGACCGCATCGAACAGTTGGAAGCCAAACTTGCCAAGGCGGTGGAGGCGCTGCAAGCAGCCGATCTATACATCCATGATCTTGAGATGCACGAAGGCGCTGAAGGGTTTTCCATATCTACCGCAGAAGCTGCTGCTGTTTATCATAACGCGCTGGCTGAACTGGAGGGAAAAGCATGACCTGTCCACCCTGCAACCACGACTGTAACCAAGGGCGTGACTGCCCAGAGAGGAAAGTGCAAATGAACTTCTTTAAGAAACTAATACAGAGAAAGGTTGAAAAGCGCATCGCGGTTGTCTTTGAACCACGAACCCGTGAACAAGACGCTATGTACCAAGAGCAGCTTCGCATTCAGCATATGCTAGGATTTGGTAAAGATTGGGAGAATGCCAGAAACTGGTTGCGTCTACACCAGATCTTGCTGGATCATGAGAAACGCCTCAAGCATTTGGAGTCTGGTGATGGGCATACCGACAACAAGGGATGATGATGCCCGTGTGCTACGCATCCTAAAGCTTCGCATTGAATACGGCGCAGCAGCAACAGCAAGACACACTGGCATGAAGCCTGAGAAGGTTCGGACAATCTGCAATCGAATCCTCAATGAGGACATCAGGACAAGCGTCATTGATGGAATAGAAACGCCAGAGCAAGTGATGTCTGGATATTGGAGTGATCTAAATGGATGAAGAAGAAATGTTCGAGATTCGTGTACCACGCATTATGATATTCACTGTCATACTTGTGCTTATCTTTGCGGTATATGGTGCTGCCAGTGTAGGTCGTGACCTGATAACACTTGTCTTGAGGATGACGGGTGTCTTGTGAACGACAAGTACGGGAACAGGAACATCATCAAGATGTTCAATCAAATAAACCACCTCAGAAAATCTATTAGGTCTGAGGGAACGCCAGCAATCCAAGCGGCGTGGGATAAGGTCGAAGAACACATCGACTTTGCCTACGCAAAACAAAGGGAAGACAATGACAGAGATTAACATTCTCAAGGACGGCAAGGGGTCTTTCCCCAACACCCTCCAAGAGGCCGAAGTAGGAGATGAGATCGTCTACCACATCGGCAGATATGCGTCAGGCCCACATAAGACTGACGCATTACAGGCTGCGCTTGATGGCAAGTGCTTCATTTTCCAGAGGAGAGTGGACGCTGATATGTTTGCCTATGTCGCAGTGAAGGCAAGCGATAAACATACCAAGAGGGTGAAAGGAATAGCGAGATGATCGTCAACGGAAAGACACTTCTCAAGTACGCACCCATCAAGGATATGCTTGATCACAAGGTGCGGGGTGAGGTCACAAGCCACGGCCTATCAGAGGCTGGGTATGACATCCGCATCAAGCAGGACATTGAGTTCACCCAGAAGGGTGTGACGGTCGATGGCATATGGAAGTCTGGTCGCTTCACCATCGCAAGTGCTATCGAACTTTTCGATATGCCAAACAACATGGTCGGCATTGTCCATGATAAATCCACATGGGCAAGGCATGGTTTGTCTGTATTCAACACTTGCATAGAGCCAGCATGGAAGGGCTATCTTACCCTTGAGCTTGTCTATCATGGCAATGGGAGCTTACATATCCCCGCAGGATCAGGCATCGCGCAAGTCCTGTTTTACCTTACGATGAATGAGGCTGAGTACAACGGTAAGTACCAGAACCAAGAAGATCGGCCCATTGAATCCATCAACGGCTGATGACTGAAACCCAACAAAGGAAAAGAAAATGTCGAACTACTTCAACCCAGAAGACGTAATCACCAAAGACGGTGTTGTCTCAAACATCACCCGCAATGGTGCTGGCTTCATCTCCACCAAGGATGGCGCTGATGTCTTCGTACCCATCCGCCTTGTCCAGACCAGCGGCATAGAGATGGGCGACTCCGTCACCGTATACATGGTGAAGAACTTCGGAGACGCATCCCTCAAGAACATCAGCGACTCCGCCACATACAGGGCGCTACGGGTGGTGATCAACACCCGCCTAGGCATGGGTGCAGCACAGGAACTTGCTGCCACAGTGACGCTCCCAACTTACAGTGCGCTGCCAATTGATGATTCTTTCCTTGCGCCAGCACCAGTGGTGAAGGCAAAGCTTGGTTCATCTCATCTCCGCTCTATAGTGGACAAGTACATTGCTGATGGCTTCATTGGAACATCAGCAATGCTGCACTTGCGCCTTACTCAAGACCTTCCAGACATTGATGTGATGGGTGATGACGCTGGTCTTCGTATCAAGATGGATATCTCAAGTCTGTTAAACCGTATGCATGATGATGGGCTGATTGCCCAAGCCCGCATCTGTAACTCCGGCGACCAGAAGAACTCATCGTACACCGTCTACGGTCCAACCGCGAAAGGATTGTTCAATGCCATCATCGGAGCTTGATGAAAAAGCCAAGGCAGAGGTGAATATCATCAACAACATCCTCAAGAAACTCCCACATGAGATCAATGGCGGGATAGTCGCTGCTCTTCTTGTCAACATACTGTACAGGTATGGCATGGAAGAAGAGTGGCAAAAGATTGTTGAGGCTGTGGATGATACTATGGAGGACATAGACAGCGCTCCAATCATCGGCATAAGAGAAGTTCATATGAACTAAATAAAAATGGGGTGGCGGTTTCCCGTCACCCCTAAGTCTTGGCATTGAGCAGTCAGACGGCAGTGCGTCTTAGAGCTACTTAGACGTTTCGTGACCCATCGTCAAGCTTCAAGTCACGCTCTTTCTCTTCAATAAGAAGATACGCAGCGGCAAGATAGTTGATTGCACCAAGCAACTCAGACCGTGCAGCCCTGAAGTCCTCACGCGCCATCATGCCGTGGGACTCTCGCACCTTCTTCTCAGCCTGACCTGTCTGGAATCCAATGCCATGCACCCGTGCAATCGCCATGATGTCTTGGTTGATGAAGTCATCACCGTTGGCATGACGCTCCCTGCCTTTACCCACCGCTGCGTGGTTGTATGCTGTCATCAGCACGCGCTTGAGCGGCGCATACATAGCCTCAGTCCTGTCAGCCTCTGACATCCTTCGATGCTGAATTGGTGCTGCCTTGCCAGCCTTCTCAGCAATGTATTCCTCAAGGTCCACTTGCTCAGAATGGTACTGAGTTGTCGCCATCATCTTCTCCAAT